GATAAGCTGTGATTCACGGTTAAACAGTTCAGACTGCTCAACTGGCACGGTGGTTGCTAACTGCGCAATCGAACCGGTACGGGAGTCCATTAACCATTCAGAGACCTTCTTGATGCCCGAGACGTAACCCGGTCGGACTGCACGCGGGAAGATACGCTGATGAATATCCGAACAGAAGCCACGGCTCAGATAGTACTGATGCACCTGAGCACGTTTGGACTGTCCATTACGGTACATGCGTATCTGGGAATCGTGGGCCAGGTCAGGGGCAGTTTGCATGACACGGTCACCTGTGGCATATAGACGCTGTAGACTGCGCTTAGACCCGTCGAACTCCCGCAATGCCTGCTGGATTTCAGGATGGTCGTAAATCTTGAGCATCCCGAGTGCATCAGCGGAGTTCTCATACGCGACAGCACGTGCAGCAGTCGCGTTCGAGATGGCATTGGTCGACTCCGCAAACATCCGGTAGAACTCACGCGCTTTGATATCAGGGTGTACTGACATCACAGCTTCACGAGCACGCTGCTGGAGTTTGTTCTCTATCTCTTTCGAGACAGGTTGACCGCAGAGATGATGCTTCATCTCCAGTGGTGCATCAGGCCAACGACGGTGCAGGTTCCAGTAATACCAACTGAACATGGTTTGACCCCAGGTGGTATCTATCTCCCCATCATCGAACCGCAGGATGAACGGCCTGCGGTCTTTGACGCGATGCCACATGTCGTCTTCACTCCAGTAAAGGATATCACGAGCGTAATACATACTACTCATTCGTCCTCACCTCCGTTGAAGTCGTCATCAGTGTCCACATCATCATCATCGTCTTCATCATCTTCAAGGTCCTCCTCGTCAAGGTCTTCCGACTCCTCGACAATGACACGTTTTGGCGGTACACCCAACCCTTCGGTATCCCAGTACGCCAGTTCAGCACCGGCACAGTACATGTGGTTACGCAGGAAGGCCAGATGTAGACCCTGTCCCTGTGGGAACTGGTCACGGTCAACCAACGACTCTATCTGTCCCGGGTTCGGGTCATCTACCAGTTTACGATAGATGCTTTCCAACATGGCCGGGTTGTTCACGCGGTCAATCTGGTCAGCCACCTGACGTGGGTCAGTTTGACCTGCCTCAGAACGCACGTCAGCTTCGCCGTACATACGACCGGAGGACACGTGATACGGATGCGAGTTACGGTCAGACTTCGAGGTCTTAGCCGGAACACCATGTACCTGAGCAGATGGTTCCATGGATGCAGAGTACGACTTAGCGACGTGTTCCAGCATCATGAAGTACGACCCGCCAATCATCTCAGGTTTATCTGAGTAGACCACGGTGCCGTCATCTGCCACCTTACGTACAGGCCCTACGCGCAGACGACCCTGCTCGGTGGCGTTCCACTCAGCCTCAGTACCTTCGAAGCCTGCGTAGCGTACCGCATTCTCGTAGTTTGATGGGAAGAGTGTTTCCATGTCACGCACTGCATGTACCCCGATGTTTGGGTTACGTGAATCCGCTTCCATGTCCAGTCCCTCTGCAACGATAGCATCCACATGGTCACGTATCCATTGACGGCTACGGTCACGCAGGCGGATTTTGTCGTAGAACATTGGCACAGCTGCACTGTAGTACATCATGGCCCGACGGAAGCACCAGTCATAACCTTCATCAGAACCACGGGTCTCCTCCGTGACGCGACGAATCTCACGTTCACACTCGTCTGCTTTATAGTGCAGATAGTGCTCAGTCCAGATAGATGCGGACATACGGTTCAACGGGGCAATCGACGACATGACAAGGTCGGCGACGTTACCGAAGCGGTCAGTCGGCATGTCACTGCGTGGTTTCATCATGCAGATAACGCCCTTGTTACCAGACATCCCGGTAATCTTCGAGCCGATACCCGCACGCACCGTATAGGTGTACGTTACGATGATGGTAACCCCTGAGAGTTCTTCGTTACGGCCAACGGTTGGGATGGTCGCAATCGGGTCGAGTACACCCAGGGTGCGAGAAGGCCAGCATCCTGCTACGCCGGTTGCGTAGTTGATGAGATGCGTGAACTCCGGAGTGAACAGTGCAGTACGTCCCTCCTTACGGGCATCTGCCATGATTTTCTGATACGCCAGCAGAATCTTGCGGTAATAAAGACGCAGGGCTTCTGAGTGGCGACTAATCGCATCCGTAGGTCGACCTGTTTCATCAGGGATATACGGCTGCATGGCTTTCACGTTAGAGTCATTGCGATAGACTTCAATGTCTACGACACGGGCATCGCGGGCGTATGACTCGACGTAGACTTTCTTGTCGAAGAAGAAGTCCATGTCACGGATTTTACGTGGTGACATCCCGGCAATGTCCAGGATATCGTCATGGCGGCGCATTACAGCCAGCAGACGGTCAGCACGGATAAGTTCCCCTGGACCTGGAATAGGTTGTGGGTTGTCATCAGTACCGGCAATCAGCAGCAGGTAATGGTCATCCGGGACGTTGATGGTAATGCGGCCATAGCCGGTGGTGGTGAACGCCTCGGTAATCTCTTTAGATACCAGATAACCATCCTCTGCCACGTAAGGTGATGATGTAGAGGTAGTCTTCACCAGTACACCCGGGCGGATACGGCCATCGGGTGAGATGGATGGGGATTGAGCGATAATGTCATCGCGAGAGAGTGTGCCTTCTGGATGCAGACGGCGTTTGATTTTAGGGTTGTCCTGATACTCCCACGCGAAATTGTTATGACTACTATGGAAGCGTGGTTTCTCAATCAGCCCATATTCACCGGTATGCTGGTCGCGAACGATGAACGTAGTATGCGGATTCATGCGGTAGCCGTTGTACGCCGCACTGGTCTCATACTTCGGAATCTCTGCGTATATTTCGCAGTCGGTCTTCGCCTTCACACTGAACGTGTATTTCGCGTACTCAAAGTGAGCGGCGGTCCAGAAACGGTCTTTGGTACAGCCATGAGGAATTGGTGCTTGTGCCCAGTGTGTCCCGAACATGTACATACGGACTGGTGAGCATAACAGGCGCATCCAGATAATGTTGTTCGCCAGGCCGCCCAGACGCTGGTCGTGCTCAGAATAGTCTTCTGGTCCGTAGCGATGGGGAGGAAAGTCTTTAAGCATTTGATACCTCAATAATAGGGAACGTCATTCACCAGGGTAATATATAACCCACGGGTCTTTAGACCCATTACACAGGAGCGTATATGGCTAGTGTCTCATGTAACGAACTCTCGGTGAATCCAGGTTCACCTTACTACTACACCGAGTCCTGGAAACACTGTGGTGTTGAGGACTTTGTGACGTGGTTACTGACAGAGGGCCGAGGTAACCTCGATGTCTACACTGTCACCGATGCAGAGCAGTACCGTTACGAGTACGACTTTTATGGATATCTTACTGATGTCCACAAGGTTACCTTACCGTACCTTTGGGACATCACCCTTAGATTAAACCACATGTACCGCCCAGACGAATTCGGTAAGGGGGTCATTGCGGTAGCCATCATCAAATCCAGCTTCACGGACGGGATGATGCAAAAAATCCTCGCATATCGCGGGCAATAACAGACAAATAAAAACTCCCCGGCGTAAGCTGGGGAGTTTTATGCCGCTACCTGTTAGTAGCGACCACGGCGTGGGCGACCCGCATCGAGAGGAATCCCAGATGGAGTGTAGCCATCACGGTCATCATCATCGTAACGGTCACGACCACGGCTACGACGGCGGTCGTCGTAACGGTCATCATAACGGTCGCGGTCATCGCGGTCGTCATAACGGTCACGTCCACGGCGACGGCCATCGTAGCGGTCATCATCGTAACGGTCACGGCGATCATCGTAACGGTCGTCACGGCGACGAGACAGTCGACGCCAGCCACCACGTTCTTCCTCACGGTCATCACGGTCGTCACGTCTGTCATCACGACGGTCGTCACGGCGCTCATCACGTGAGGCTGCTAAACGGTCAGCGTACACGTTACGACCAGAGCGTGCCTTCTCACGACGTTCGCGTGCTTCTTCACGCTCACGTTCTTTCGAGACGATGGTGCTCTGAACCCGTACGTCCCCCATCTCATCTTCACCAGTGTTATCACGCAGGGCATGGATTTCTTTCGACACTTCCGCTGCATTCTCCAGCATGTCGACCCAGGTGTTATCGGTGAGGTACTTGTTGAGGTCAGGGTTAACCTCAGCCATCGCTTCCAGATGTGGCCACAGTGCTTCGCGGATACCTCTGAATGCTGTCAACAGTGAGACGAAGTACGGGGCAACCGGTGAGTTAGTACCCACGCTGTACGTATCCGCCGTGTCGATACCCGGCAACAGGTGCAGCATCAGCGTCTGGAGATATTCACGGTTCTTCTTCGAGCTGAACTTATAGCCGAAGACTTCCGCTTCTTCAGAACTGATTGCCTTGAATGCCGGAGAGGCGACGATGGCTACGCGGTCGTACTTAGTACCGCGCAGGGATTCACCACGTTTCAGGAACAAGGACAGCAGTGAGCGTTCAGCCGTATCATCGACATGCTTTTGCAGGAAGCTACGGACGTCCGTCACAAACTTCTTGTTCACTTCCGGAATGAGGCGCAGATACCCCTTCGCATTAGCTGAGGCTTCAGCATGGCGGTCAGAGTCCACGGAGAACACGGCCATGGTCATCAACAGTTCAGACAGCATGCGGTTGATGCTGGCTACCGTGATGCGCACAGTGCGTTCGAGGACAATGGACTTCCCTTTACTGAGGTGCTCAGAGAACGGGTGGAACGGGATGGTTTGTTCCCAGTTAGGGTCACGCAACCAGTCGTTAGTCGGCAGTACCAGGCGACGCGACTTGATAGTCATCGGAAGCATGGCACCTGCTTCTTCGACGTAGGTAAGGCCCGCGCTATCCACGGGCATCTGTACAGCATTCAGGAAGCTTGCGTAATCGTTGAGAATACGCTTGCCGAACTCAGTGGTAAATTCCATTGGGAACCTCAGTAGTTATCGCGACGGTCGTCGTTATCGTATCTGTCCGCACGCGCGTTGTCGTCGAGCGTATCAAGAATGCTACTAATGTCAGTGGCGATGGATTGCACTGCATCTTTGTCAGTAGTAATCTGCGGAGTAGACAGACAGTCGGCCAGTGTCGGGTAATCGAATTCGTCGATGTAGTTACGGTCATCGACCCAGATTTTAACGCGCGTCGTACCGGCTGCGTTATAGTGCATCTGCAGGTCGAAGCGGTAATAGTTGTTGTTACTGATGACGTTAGAGAGGTCGTATTTCAGCGCCTCCTCTAATGTCACAATCACGTTAGTCGGAACGTACATCTCACGGATAAGACCGCCTACACCCGTAAGACTGATGGCTGGACGGCCGTCATGGGTATCGTTGGTGATATTCAGAGTTGCGCGACCTACGCCATGGGTGATGAGCATTGATGGTACGATACGCACCGCCATCTCAGACGCCATGGTGTTGAGGTCACTACCGTGATGCTCACGACCTTCGCCACGTTGCCCTGGCAGGAAGTCACGGGCGCGCGCATCTTCATGGAAGTCGATGTCACGTACGTTCGCATCCTGGAAGTCTAACGCGATTTCCAGCTCACGCATGGTGACGGAACCGGTACGCATGAAGTCGCCACCTTCCATCAGACGTGCCAGCACTTTGTTCTTGCCGGTGTCACGCGGGATTAACATGTCAGCGGCTAATGAGTCGCTGTCCTGCTCATCCTGATAGCGGTTGTAGTCCACATCGTCATCCATGTGACCCGGACGACGCAGGCGCTCTTCTACGCGGTTACGACCAGCGATACCTGCACGTACAGTGTCGGACAAGAAGCTTGCCGGGGAGTTGTACGCACGACGGGTCTTCGCAAACTCGTAGCTGGTTTTGTTACGGTTGTCAGATACCCCTGCCAGACGACCACCATAGCGGTTAGCCTGAGCCGGTGCCGACAGATGATAGAACACGTCACTTGGACGCAGGTAACGGATATCGTCTTCCGCATCAGTACGACGACCATTGTTACTACGGCGGTCAAGGTGACCCTGACTACCGCGCAGGATGAAGCTGTTGTCGGAGATGAAGTGGTCACGACGGCGACCGGAGTCAATCTCACGATACTCAGTGATGTTGTTGATGAACAGCTCAAGGTCAGGGGCTACGTGGCCGCCATGACTGACATCAACACGGTCAGTGAAACCGGTGATGATTTGATATTTGCGCTCATCGCCAAAGTGGTCGGTTTCTACGACCATTACAAACGCGCGACGTTGTTCGCCCCAGCCACCTGGGATGTAGATAGGACTTCTTCTATCAACATCGGAGGTAAGCGTGATGATATCTGTCGCAATGCTCGAGATATTTGCGGCGTTGATACGGTTACCGTCGTCAGTTGCATTCATGAACTCGTCAATAACGTCGCGGTCGCGTAATCCGGATGTGTACCCGCGGTTGTACTGGTCGTTAAAAGTACCGCTTGGGTAGAACATCAGTGAACGTACACGTGGAGCCATGGTGATAACCTCTTCTTATTTTAGAATTTCGATAAAAAAGTCTGACAGAATATTGCGCATCTCAAACGGGATACGATATTCTCCTCGGCCTACTCCCATCATCAACGACTCTTCACGAATCGCCTCAGTGGTGTGCAGTATCCAACTACGGTCATTGATTTCCGACATAATGCGGTCAATGCCATGGATTGCCGGATTTTTGATGCTATGGCGTTGCACGCCTTCGACACGCACTTCCAGTCCACCTGAGGTACCCGCAGGGAGGACACGACGATATGGTAACATCTCGTCCAGAATACGTGCCTGGTCTGATTTGAGTTTCTCGCCGAGTCCGCCACGTACCGGAGTGTCGGAATCACGAGGTGCCTCAACCATCCCAATAATATCTGCGACTGTCGCAAAATTTAACTCATACGCCGCAACCTGCGCACAGGCAATCGCTGCCATGGTGGTAGGACGCAGGATGTTACCGAAGGCGTATGGAGAGATAACATCGCCCATCAACCAGGTCATTAGCCCAGTGAGCTTCAACTGGAAGTTCAACGGTGCCCAGGTTGTCCGAGCCATGTTCAGCTGATACTGACGCATTACGTGCTCAACGTCGATGTCAGCCTTCATGTGGCGGGCCAGACTCTCGATGTTTTTCTCGTAATGGTTATACAGTGCCAGTGCGGTGTAAGACGCGAGGTCAGGTTTTGGATAGTTCTCCGCAACAGAGGTATTGTCCTCGTCCTTGTTCGAACGGTTGGATTCATACACGCGTTCCTTGGTAGCGAACGCGGTAGACGTTTTCAGCTTCATCACACGGTTGTTGATGTAGCGATAGAGATTGACGATGAGCGGCTTCGTACGCACGTCAGTGTCACGGTCGTCTTTATGCGGCAACGGCGTGGTGACGATGCGGTCAGCAATCACTGCTGACATTACCCAGTCAGGAATCTCAGAGCTGGACAGACCGGCCAGGATAGCACCGGCGGAACTCACGACACCCTCCTTATCCAGGATGAAGTCCACGAACTCCCGCAGACGGACGTACTGCGAGTTCTCCAGGAACTCTGTCCCTTCCAGTAGCTTGAAGCCAATCTGATACGTGAAGGTATCATCAGACTTGTGCCCCGCCATCGCTTCGGAGAATATCGGCAGCACGCAACGCAGTGCGGTTGCTAATGCCAGCAGGCCCCAGTAGTCGTCTTTGACGTAGGTCTGCTCTTTAGGGTATTCACCATCCAGTTCATCCCCAATGTTCGCCTGGATATACATGCGGTCTTCACGACGCAGCCAGTGTTCGACTAAATCGACACGGTGCAGTGGAGCTAATGCCGCTACGGCGTTACGATACGCCTTGACTATCTCTCCACTAGAGTACGCGCTGGTTAATGTCGCGTTGAGTTCACGATAGATGTTGAACACGGCCAACTGCTCATCTTGCGGTCGCCATGCCCAGAATGAGTTCAGGTCTTCAAAGATGCGGTCTATCTGCTTACCTACACCGATGCCGTAATAACCGATGAAAATCACTTCGGTCTCTTTACCGTGCTCGATGAGGTAGCCACCGCCATTACCAATCTCTGTATACTCGCGTATATGCATTTAAACCTCCAATATAGATTAATTAACGGCGGCGTATGGCGCGACCGACTGGAATTGTGATGGCATCGAAGTGATTCCAGTCACGAGATAATCGGTCACTAATGACACGTTGAGGCACACCGAACATACGGGAAGCGTCCGCAATAGTTCTACGCACTCCATCGCCTAGTTCCACTAAGTGATTGTTTCTCTTGTTCCTACGTTGTTCATCATCAGTGGCCCAGCGCAGGTTCCCTGGCTCGTAGTCGCCGTCAACGTCGATTCGGTCTATGGTCACGTACTCGTTGTAGCCGTCAGGTATTCCTGCGAGGAATCCTTCGAAGGTTCTGAACGATGGATGATAGCGTATGCCGCGACCTCCGTAGTTACGGTAGCTCTGACGCGACGGGTCATCGCACCGTCGAATCATGTCATTCCAAATTCGATACAGTCGTGTACCTGTCATTCCATGGGTAGTGTTACGCTTCGTTGTAAGCTCGCTACGCGTACACCCGCAAGACTTAGCTTTACCTCTAACTAAGTTATTCTCCGTAACCGTTCTAATATTCCCGCATTCACATCTACACTCCCAATAACGCATGTACTTAACGTACTTGGAAGATAGTGCCTCAACCGTATAACTACCGAAGCGGTCTCCTACTCTGACGGATGTAGTCATATATCACACCGCCCGATTTCTTCGTATTGACGTATATGCATTACTAGTTCCCAAACGTGGTTGAATCAATAAGGGGAAAGGTTCAAATGGATAATATATAACTCTCTCTTTTTTAGAGGGAGAGGAAACCCGATAGAGCCTAGGCTCTATCGGGAAAGGGTATGTGATCGTGGGCACTACATCAAGACACTCCGTAGATAGGGGTATTATTCCGATGCCACTCTTTGTGGCACTGCTCACATAGCCAGCGCACGTCAAGCGGTTTCGTGTAATCGTCATGATGACCCTCTATCTTTTCAGCGCTGTTACACTCCTCACAATTGCTCGCCTTGATCAACTTACCGCTTCGAATAGCATTCGTTACGATATAGTGAGATTTGTAACGGATGGGGTCGCGGGAGTCATAAGCAGCAGATGCCCTGGCTTTAGCAGCCTTACCTGCATCTGTACGAATGTACTCCCGTCTAGCTTCCACCCTATGCGCGAGGTTACCCCTTGCCCTGTCATACTCGAGATAATAAGTCTTATTAATATCCCGATTCTCTGCAACATCCGAACGTGTGCATGACTTACACTTATTAAGGTGACCGTCAGCCATCTTCGAATGTTTATAGAAATCAGACAGGGGTTTAGTTTCGCAGCACTTGAAGCATTGTTTTACGCCAGAGCGTAAAGGCTCATCTTCCCGTACTGCAGACCGATTGGAGCAAAAGGGATGTCTTGATCGAAGTCCATCGGTGGTTCTGCTGCCGCAGGCGCTGGCTGACGCGGCTGCTGATATTGCTGCTGCTGCGGTGGACGTTGACCGCCACCCTGCTGCTGACGCTGATTGAAGTCACGACCACGTTCAGCCTTTTCACGGGCCTTGAGGTTTTTCAGAGCATCGCCTTCCAGGTAACCGGTGCGCATGGCTTCGTAGTAACCTTCACGCAGGATGTTAGCCTGCACCACCGCATACAGCGCAGAGGCTTCGTTGGAGGTGAACTGACTGCCGTCTTTGTGCTCGAGGTACATATAGCGCGCGGTTGGCTTGAAGTAGAACTTCACTTTCTCACGGCCATACTGACTCAGACCGAAGAACACACCTTCACCGTCGCGAGCAATCACCAGACCCACGTCTTCTACTGGGGTCTCGAGACGCGTCTGGCCACGGAACACAGTGGTGTTGGTAACCTTGAAATAGTTCTCAGGGTTACGACCTTCCGCGATACGCACCGCTTCTTGCATGATGAGCAGGATGGTAGCCGGGTCAGTCACGAACTTAATGGAGTTCGTACGCGAGTCCGGGCCACGCAGGTTGATACCAATCATTGGGTCAGCAACGTGCTCCACGCCATCGATGGTATCCACGTACTTAAAGTCAAAGTACATGAACGGTTGCTTATCAGAACCATTGATTGGGTCTGCGAAAAGGCGCAGGCTCCAGATGTCCATCAAGCGAGGTTTACGTTTTAATTCGGCCATTGTTTTAGCATCCTTAGGTGGTGAGTGTGACGACCTCTATATAGAGAGCAGGTGTCGTAAAGTATTACAGCACGCGCAGGAGCTGCTGTGCGGTGTACTGGTCCTTCATTCGCTGCAGACTGAAACGGATTTTATCCACAGTGGTGATAGAGGTCCAGTGCCACGCTGCGGCCAGCTCCAAAATCGCTTTACGCACAGCATGTGGGTAAGGATCGAAGTGCTGTCGATTATCGCCGAATATCTGCACGGTGAAATGGTTGAATGGAATGTTGCCCAGTGAACGCCCATCCGTGAGCTTCGTGTTCCACTGGGAACGCGGTTTAACTGCGCCCGTATGCGATTCCAACAGACGCAGCGTTGAGAACTTATTGCGTGACAACAGGTCAGTAGCGTAGTGGCTAATCAACAGTGCACGCTTAGGTTCACCGCGAATCTCAGAACCTTTATCGAAGTGGATAGTCTGGCCCTCATCACGCGCCATGATGGCGTCCAGTGCGTCGGAAATCATCTCTGAGCGCGCTTTCTGCAACTCAGTCTTCGCGACGTGCACCTTCGCAAACGGGTATTTCTTCGCCAAACCTTCATAGCCTAGGATGTAGAATTGACAACCGAGGTTATGGTCAGCGGCTACCTGACGGATGACGCTCATCTCACGCATCACCTCAAGACCCATCGCAACCGGTTCCATGAACTGACGGTGGTCAGGTGCGATACAGTCATAGAGGTTACGACACAAGGTCGCGACGTTAATCCAGATAACGTCAGCCTTGCCTGCATCCTTCAACGCGACCAGGGCCGCGTCAGTTGCAATGGATACAGGATACACCTCACCCATCGGGCGGGCGCTCAATACATCTTCCACCTTACTCATCTAAAGTCTCTCGCAAGGTCTCCATCAGTTCACTTACCTTAAATCCGCCCGTGTCGAACTTCGGGTCACTCATGTGACTCTCCATCATCCCCGGCAGATTCTCAGGTGTAAGCGATGTAAATCGCTCTGCGGTTACCACGTCGCCGTCCCCTAAGATGTCGCTCGTTTGTTCGGGCTTCACCTCTTTATGCTTCTGCTCTTTAAAGCTGAAGGTAGGGAACACAGGACGCAGTAGGTCAATCAGTGTACGGATAGAGGGCAGGTTGTCATGTAATAGACGAACAGCAGAGTTGTCAGGCAAGTCAGCTTCAGCAATCATCGCTTCAACCTGCTGAGACTCCATTCCGTCTATCGTGAAGGTTTTGAATATACGGGCACACGGGTTAACGACCTGACGAATCACCGGGTCTTTACCTGGTTCGTAGACGCAGCGCAGCAGTCCCTTTGGTTCTTCCTCACCGTGGAAGTTACGTCCGAAGCTACCCACAGACACGTTCTTCAGATAACGACTATGTCCATGGATGTGCCCGGAGTAGATGTTGTACTCTACCAGGTTTGCCCATTGAGCGGAGTCGAAGTACGAAGGGTGCGCCACCGGCATCTGATACAACCAGGCACAGTGCATGTGAGCAAACGCCACGGTGTTCAGACCACGACTGTGTATTAACTCAACGCAGCGCCCATATACGTCCTGCGAAGAGTTCCCCATGGCATCGGGCACGTACAGGATATCAATCCCGTGTGAGTCCAGATGACGGATAGTGATATCCGTGAACCAACGGAGTTCTACGTTCAGTCCCAGGATTTCTAACTGGTTCTGGAAGTGTGAGTTCTGCTTGCGGTCGTGCTTAGGGGTACCTTCCAGGACGTCCACAGGGATGCGGTACTTGTCTGCTACCCTCAGGATGTGGGCAATCCCGCGCAACGCGGCGCACGAGACATCCTCCGACATCATGAACATGCTGTCAAAGAAGTCCCCGTCAACACTGATGAGGTCAACCATCGACAGCGATTCGTCGTTGATATCAAGGGTACGTTCCAACCCTGCGGTAATGGACTGCGGGGTCACGTTCGCCGAACCGTAGTGCACGTCAGAGAGGTGTATAACCTCAAAGCGACGTTTAATCATAATCCATTCCACCACCAGAGCCAGTGAACTCAGACGGGCCCGGTCTCGCTGGAGTAATCGTATCCGCTGGATGGGTAACAGCAGGTGCGTTCGGTACAACCCCGCCGTTAGCCATGTAGCGCGTGATGCTGGTAGGTTCTTTCGAGCGATAGTGCTCAGCCAGCGCCGGATATTCACCGTCCAGCTGTCCCGTATCTGCCAGTAAACGCAACCAGTCCCCACGGTGGAGGTTATTCTCTTCGCATTTGAGCTGGATGGCGTTGAACATCCGCGAGCGTATCATCTCAGCATGCGAAATCAGGTGACGGCTCTGTACCGCGTAGTAGTTAAAGCGACCTTCAATCGAATCTGCATGACCGGTACGCCCCGTGAATATCGTGCCCATCGGCGGCGGTATCATGTATTCGACCTCACCGTTCTCATCGGTCAGGATAACCGGGAGGCGGGTGTTCTCTGAGATTTCCTTAGCCCACATGTTCAACCAGGTCAGGTCATTGTTACGTGCACCTGGGCTACCTTCACCGCGTGGGTCGAGGATGATAGGTAGACAGTGGGTCATAAAGCGCACTGAGGCAATACGCGGATAGGCCTCCTCGAATTTCTTCATCGGCTCGAGGAAACTTTGCTCGCTGAACGAGTCAATCTCTTCATTGCTGAAGAAAGCACCGTTGATAATACGTCCGTCCTTCAACGCAGGGACTTCGTGCTGGTCAGGAGTACCGGCGTTATCAGAGGAGTTCTTTGCTTGTTCCATTCAAAGTACCTATCACTTTAAGGGTTGAACCGTTGACGAATTTGACCTCATAACCCAGGTCGTAAACCACACCTTTGTGGGTTATCTGGATAGAGATAGTCAGCGGGTAGTTCACCGTACCGGGCTCGGGCTGGTCGTCAGGGCGTACATCGACCTCTACACTATCGAACAGGCGCTCGAACAACGCTTTCCACATCTCGGTCAGGTTTTTACCGAGGGCGGTCGGGTCGTTGCTGTAGCGGCGCATCATGTCATCGAGCGACGAGATGTAGCCTCTATATATCTTCGACTGGCGACGGCGACCGAGTAAGCTGGCAGCGAATGCTTCATCTATCATGGTCGGCACATCGCGCACATAGCCGTTACCATTCAACGTGGGCCACACATTTTCCATATTGACCTCCAATTAACGTATCACAATGAATACGTCCGTCGTAGGAAAGAAAAATAAAAAGAGCCACCCGAAGGTGGCTCTTGCTGGCTATGCCCGATATCAATACGCTACAGCAAAGACGCGGGATTCTTCCCAGTCTACATTGGCGATAAAGTCTTGCAGCTCAGATACGATAGACTGTGCACGATTCTGGTCATCCAGCGTATGCAGCTGCTCGATGATTTCCAGGAGCTCGTCTTTCGTGAACTCGAAGCCATGACCTTCATCGTCAACCTGCGGTACGAAGACGTCATCAACCGCCACGCCGTGGTTGGCAGCGAACGCGTTACGCATCAGAGTAATGACGTCGTCCGCATTACTGAATGACACGTCGAATTTGGCGAAAATCGGGATTTCGATTTCATCGCCAATGAACCCGATGGAGCGTTGGGTTTCATCGTCCATCCAGTCTTCAAGATCAGCTTTTTCAAATTCCTGTATTGACAGGTTAGTACTCATAGTAGCTCTCCGGTAGGGCTTGCTGGGTCAATGCCGAGGTCCATGAGGTTATCCATGGCCTTATGGGTGTCAAGGTAATCTAACTGCTCGCGCAGCGTCACGCGATAACCAGAGTCACTGGCTACCAGGTCATTAAGACCACATTCGTGTTCACTGTAGAAGCGACCAGTTTCCGCATCCTCACGGACTTCACCGTTATGGACGACACGATAGTAGATATCATCCTCTTTACGTTCTGGGAGGTTGAAGTCATCGCGCGACATACCCCAGGCATTACAACGGCCGTCACGTACGAGTTCACGATAACGGTGGTGCGATGCCAGGAAGCGGCGATGACGAGGTGCGGCCATGGAGATTTGACGATAATCCTCCATGAATTTCATGATGTCGTTTTGCGAGCTGAAGCTCAGTAAAGAGACGGCGTCACGCGCAAGTTCACGTGTCTCGTCACTGTACATGACGTCGATAATACGTCGAGTGGAGTCAATGAAGCTGTTTGCGACATTGCGCAGGCTACGTCCATAGTCCTCCAGGCGACGACGGTCACGTTCGCGAGCGCGTTCGTCCCCTACGCCATAGAGCATTGTGGAGAAGGCCCCGGCGTCTACCTTTGAACGGTCGATAGGTATTGCCATGATACTCCTAATAGATTAGTTCGTTTAACGTGGTGATAATAGGTACAGGTAACCCCATGTTCGAGTTGTGCTGGCCAGGTCGGTTCAGGTCTACTAGACCTACTTCGGTAGCCATAGCACTGAGGGCACGGACGTCTTCACGGGATTTCTGCGGTCGTATTGCCATTTGGTCGCCATCGAAGTCGGCGTTGAACGCACGGGTGGTTTCGATAGGCAAACCAATAGTTGAGTCGTCCAGGTCTTCCTTAAACTGCTCGATGTATAGCTGCTGTATGCTTCGCTTATCAAGAATAGGTGGACGTGACATGACGCAGGGTAGGCCCTCAGCATACGGGGACTTCTTCATCATATCGACGTTCAGGATGTCGTAGACTTCACGGTTAGGGATAACCATGGCTTCATAGACAGCCTTCGCTGCAGCGTTCGGTGTATAGCCACGACGCTGGAGTTCACCTGTAATTTCCGGGAAGTACATAACCAGCCCAATACCGATAGGTGGACGTACGGCGTTGTAGCGGTGCTGGCCTACTAACGACGTGATAACGCCACGACCGGATGGACCGATACGCGTCCCGAATACTTGCTTACGTAACCAACCCGGTTTACGGGCTATGATTTTACGGTCTACGTAGTCACGATAGGATATCATGAACTTGAGGGCACGGAACATTTGCGAGTCACGGACACGCTGCGACACGTTAGCGTTCTTATTCTCTAGCGCGAACAACATACGTGCAGAGTCAACAATCGTCAACATTGACCGGTCGGTTTCCTCTATCCCTGAGGTGGATTTCTCAGTAATGATAGAATACTTCGACGGCAACGGTGCGTATTTTGGGAACAATAGGTCACGGTTCTCCTCAACGAACTGACGGAGCTTACGGATACTGCTGGTATTACCGCCGAAGATTTTAGACTCGAGGATGCGTTCGAATATGTCATCGAAGTTATCCACGAAGTTGTTGTATCCACGCGGTATCCCTAAGTCAAGGAATGCACGGAAATCTGCATCTCTTTTATCAGGTACACTGTAAGCCGGGTCGAGCAAATACTCGATAGCATCGAAGCGGTCATTAGCCTTACGAAACGTTCGCAGTAACATCTGCAAGAAGTTTGGGATAATGAAGGCACTGATGCCCGTGGGTGTCTGCAACCAAACGTCGGAGGTGAATCCGTGGTCGAAAATAGACATAACTGCGCCACCGCATTTCACGCACACGTGATTGTGGCGTCCGGTAGTCGCACCGCATGCACAATGCGGTTGAATATCCTCAAACGAGTTTTCAAATCGAGTGACCATCAACGAGGTAACGATATCCGTCTTTTCGTCTACCCCAGGCCATTCGCGATTGAGGATAATTGGTTCAAATGAGAGTTTCGAGAAATCACGGTCCCAATCGGGGACTTTATAATAGATGCCCATGTCAGTATCCCAGCCATACGTGACAAAAAAAGGGCAGCGAAAGCTGCCCATTTTCAGTATCAACCTACCCTTTTACAACAGGGGTAGATTAGTCACGACGGCTGTAACGGTCACGGCGATCATCACGACGACGACGTGGGGTGTAGTAACGGCTACGTTCTGCGAAACCACTGGTGCCGTAACCTTCACGGGAACGGTAGTAGTATTCACGGTCATCTTTCTCTTCGATGCCATCGGTAGCGATGGACAGACCCGCATCGTGATACGCGTCAGCCAGAGCTTCCAGATATGCAGTGGACAGTTCCACTACGTCAGCGAAGGAAGTGATGGTGTAGTTGTTACGGCCCAGTGCCGCATCCAGCACATGTTCGATACGCTCACGACGCTCGTCATCGCTCATCTCCGGATCGTTACAGATACGGTCGAAGATGCGCAGTGCGCTCAGGTCACGCTTACGCAGACCCAGCTCAGACATTACGTAGAAGCGGTCGAACTCACGCAGGTCACGAACCTGGCCATTCGCATCGGTGAAGGTACCGAGAGGTACGATACGCGGTGTGATGTAGCCGATTTCGTCACGGGTTTCGTCAAAGCGTGAGGAGAACGCATTGTCAGTTGCGCGGTCAGCAGCGGCAACCGTTGCACGGAATGCTGCTTTGTACGCATCTGGGTTGCTGTCGTCACAAGCATCACGGAAGTTCTGCTGTACACGGCTCAGCAGGCCGCCACGTTCGATGAACAGGTTAACGTGCAGAGAGTCTTCACGTACCACGATATCGTTCATGTCTTCCCACTCTTCGAGCGATGGGTTCGCTTCGAAGTTCAGCTCGTAGTCAGCGGTTTCTACGTTCAGTGCTTCTGCGGTACGCAGCACTTTAGCAGAGCCCACTGGGTACATTGCACGCACCATGGTGGATTCACGGGTCATGGCAACGACCGCCTGCAGAACCATCTGCTGCGCTTCCAGCATGTTGTAGCCGCCAGAGCTCAGGTTGACGATGTTCAGCGCCAGGCCGTAGCAACCTTCGAAATCGTCTTCCATACGACGACCGCGACGACCGCGACGAGTACGACCGATTTCACGCAGTGGGATGTAGTCGACGAACGCGTCAACTGAACCCAGCTCAGCGGAAGTGTTGCTGGACAGCAGGTTACGGGATTCACCATCACGACGGTTACGGCGTGCTTTGGTGACTTTCAGGTGCAGGTTACGGCGGACTGGATTACCGAAGATATCCATGCCGTCTTCAGTTGCGTAAACAACCTGGCCGTTCAGCTCTTCGTCTTCACGGACGATGCGGAAACGGTCGTAGCTTTCGCCAGCAGACAGTTCGTCATGCAGGGAGATTTTCAGATCGTCAACCACTTTGATAATCTGACGGGTCAGGTCTTCTTCACGCGGACGGAAGCCGTAAGGGATTGTCAGGAAGCCAACAATCTTCACAGCGCCTGCGCCATCGATAACGTTCGCCAGATGTGCGGCCAGTTTCGTGGTGTACTGAGAAGCGCGGTTAGAGACGTCTGGTACGTCATCAACTTCGTCATCACGGTCACGGCGACGGCGGCTACGGTCGTCGTAGTCATCGCACAGCAGGTCGTATGGAACCGCGGTGAACTCGTAGCTCAGACGACGGTCGTCGGAGGTTACGCGCATCTCTTCGCGGCTCAGGCCAGGTACCATCACCATTGCGTGAGTGGTGGAGAAACCTGCACCCATGGTGTAGGTTACAGCGACTACGGCAGCGTCAAGCTTATAGCCTGCTTCGGTGCCAGGGTAGTCGATGAAGTTAACGCTGACCTGTTTAGGGGTTTTCAGCAGACCGTCTTTCACCATGGTCTTAGAGCGTTCCATGATGCTGGCAACGATACCTGCGGTGCTGGAACCACCAGAGGTGTTCAGCAGGCTGCTGTAATCGTCACGGGCGGTGTCAGTTGGTGTATAACTCATAATTCAAATCTCCTGATAGGATTGTTTTAACCGGTTAAATGCTACCATTTTCATTCATTGAATAGGTCAGCTCACCAGTATAATGTATAACTCTAAATTATTTAGAACGGCTACGTAAAGCAGTCTCGGCCCAATCTCACTCGTGACCTCACGGCCACAAAGTTACATTACATACTATAGGGACCATGTATAAATTTTAACTCACGAGGTAGCATCCATGTTTAAGTTCCTCCGCGAGATGCCCGACTTAGCCAGGGGTTCGGTTACCCCGGCAAACCATCGCTATATACAGGAACGTACTGAAGAGTGCATCCTGCGCCTGAAATGGTTCTATCGCCGTGCTGTTCATACCGTACCGAACGAACACATCATCGTACAGATACTCCGTCATGCAGGCGTAGCTTACGCTGGTGACGATGTGCTCTATTACAACTCGGTTCGCGCTGGGGTCAATAAGATTGCGAGCGCCTTGAAAATTAACACAGATGTTCACGCCATGGGACCGCAACCTCGGAACAGCTTCTACCATTCCGACATCAGCGAGTTCATCATGGGTGACGCACCTGAGTATCCACGTGGCCTGGACTTCTCCAAACACTGGATGAGCGCCACGCCTATCACTATTCGCTATCACCCCTATAGCGATTTGTCGATGAATATCCCGGATGGTGAAAGCCCTAAAATCGGTAAGGGCTATGCCATCATCTCCGTGAACATCCCACTGCTGATGCTGCAGTTTACGCACTGGAAGAAATGGACAGTAGGGCGTTATGAGACGCCACCGAGCATTCAACAGTTCGTGATGCAGTATCCGGTACTCAATGCGTTGACCTCCCATCTGGAATGCGTATGGTTAAACCGCATGATGCACATGGCGGATGTGGCTCCCAACTCGGAAGACCGTCGTCGCTATGGCGTGACATTACCAAACTTCGCCAGTCAGTATGATGATGACCAGCGACGTATGCTTGACATCCTCGAACGTGGGCAACGCAGTGCGGTGGAAGTGGCACAGACTATCCCGATGATATTCTCCCGTAATGTCTGGGACTGGGTTGTACCCTTTAACGATACCTACACCCGACAGAACGGTATCTACCACTTCATGGCGATGTATCCGTACCTCGGGATGTGTGCACGTATTTCTTTCGCTGCGGGGTCGAAGGAAAACAACGTCCTGGCCACTACGCTTCAGAAAATGTTGCGTGAATGGGACCATGCTCGCTGGTTCAACCAACCCGGCATCAATGCCGATGCAGTAAAAGAAGATATTGCTGCAAAGCTCATTCGTTATCTGGTTGCATGATTACCTCCTCAGCCCTAGGGCTGAGGAGGCCACTATGCTCACGCGTAAACTTCTTCGCCGTCATCTTCTTCTACTTCTACATTCATAGGGCCACGCGATTCGATGTAGTCGGAAAGCAGACGGGTCTGCTTATCATCGAACGTATGGTAACCCAGTGACTGCAGTACCAGATAGAAACTCGACATGGCACGGCCCATCAGTTTACGGATATTCAGTGCCGGTAGAATCTCAACCGGAATACCCACTGCCAGGATAACGAACTCTGGTAGCAGCAACTCGCCCACGTAGGTCTTACCATTCGCAGCGAGCCACTTACGCATACGCTCGGCTATCTCCTGGTCTTCCCACGAGTTCAACCATTTCTCAGTCTTGGTCTTCGTATCATGTACCACGCTAAAACTCAGGGCTGAGTACGGAGGCGGTTCCACGTGACCATACTTCGGCGCAAAGACTTCTTCCCACAGCGAGTAGTTCAGGTAACGCGTTTTCACGTCGCCATACGCTTCCTCTTCGTTGATTTTCGCAGCACGCAAGTATGTAGTCTCCCCTGCGGTTACGCTACGAATAATCTCATGCTCCCACTGTGCCACACGGTCGAGCTTCTCATCGAGGTCGACCATCCCGTTGACCTTCACCTCATCAACGATGTCCACCATCAACTTCGAGAGCTCTTCACGTAAGTGTGGAGGCAAGTTCGAGCCAATCAACTCTACCCCTTTACGCTCACGCTCCTCGTGTTTCAATACCACCCCTTCCTGGATAGTAGCCAGACCGTAGTAGTGTTTTGCACGCGGGGTCAACCCGAAGATGACGTACAACCATTCGTTCTTCATGGAGAGGCGACGACGCTCTATCGGGTCAATCACCCCGATGTTAGCTACCAGTGTCGTCAGGTTGTGCTGCGTAATCTCCGAGACAATATACCCGAAGGTCTCTGCAACCACCTGATTTTGCATGTTGATATCGAGGTTACCGGAGTACCACAGTACCCAGTCCTGCACGGTGAACAGTGCGGAGTCGGTATCCGATGCTACGCCTGCCTGCCTAGATGCCTCAGGGAAATACGAGGTGGAGAACGGAATACTACGGCTGACCAGGAACGCCTCAATCGTACTACGGTGATGGTCGAGGTGCATGAAAATGTTGTGGCCGAGAGTACCGAGCTTCCAGGCATGGTCATCGGCCTTCAGTGCGTCAGAGCCCCATTTACGGTCACGGACGATGTCATGTAGCACAACCATTATCTGCGCTACGGTGTCACCATCGACGTACTCTGCCCATTCCGCATGGTCATCAACCGGCTGTACGGGTACGCGCATCAGTCCATCGATAAAGTCACGGACATACTGGTCGTTGTGCAGCATCAGGTGATAGAGGTCACCAGTGTACACTACCGCAGCACGCTGGACATCAGACATATTACGCACGACACGCCAGATGTGCGATGCCGCCAGACGAGACTTGTTGTAGATGCTCAGGCTACGCAGAATACACTCGAGGGTTTCCTCAGGTGTAGGCACATGGAGGCGGTGACGCAGAATCGCATCTGCTACCAACTCAGCGTCCATCAGCTCAATTACGCTGGCAATGTTAGCCAGGGCAATATCTGCGGTGAAGTAATGACGTGCGCCTGTAAGCAGGCGGTCGTTACAGGAGTTCGCAGAGCCGTTAGCAATACGGCACGATGACGTCAGAATAGGGTGTGCACTGCGGTCATGGTTATTAGAGAATGCAGACCGGGTGTTACCCGAGATGGAGTTATTCAGACGTTTGGAGTTGTTCTGCCCGTTGTTGTGCTCAGATGCTGCCAGTTCATCCCCAATACGCTGGGCATCTAACTGCAGGCGTTTCTCACGGTTACGGGCATCAATGTTTCCGATTGTGTACTGCGGCAGCTCGCCGTAGTCTTGTTCTTTCGACAGTACCTGCGAGAACGTACCCATCAGGTAGTTGTTCTCTTTTACGGCCATGTCGATGTATTTCAGGAACGGATAGGCTGCCTTATGACGGTCGCCCGTCTCACGGTCGCGTTCCAGTACGCACACCATCGGTTGTGGGTGGTCAGCCTCGTGGTTAGCAATCTGCTCCTCTACCCAATTGCGGCAGTCAGCATAATCGAGACCCAGGCCGAGTGAGAGGATAATCGCTTGCTGGTTGCGATACCCGTCGGCTATATCCAGGTCACGCTGGTACCATTCAACTGGACGAATAAAGGGGTTTGTAACACGCATGTCATGCTCCGTGTAATGCTGGACAAATAAAAATACGTTCGCGTGAGAAACTACCTACCCTACTGGACACCGCGTGGTGTCCAGTAGGGAGTAATTCACTTGTAGTCCAGCTTGAACTCAGGTAGCACCTGAGAGATGGCAAGTCGTAACTGGGTGAACTGAGCGTCATTGACATTCGGGAAATACCCGATGACATCACGCGTTGAGGATACGCTGATAGAAGAGGCGATAATCCATGGCAGTCCGATGACCACACGCTGGCCTGTGTCGGTCACACCCTGCGCTGTAGGTGGCTTCAATACCACGTACTGATAAGAATCGAACGACTGTGGGACTTGGCCTACCGGCACGCCCGCATCGCTTAACACTTTCGCATGTTCAACCGCAGCCACAAATTTCCAGAGGATGGTAGTGGGGGCAGAGACGACATCCGTCACCTGCATGTTCTTGAACGCACTCCCGTAGAGCGCGGCCGGGTATACCTGGAAGTCAATGGTATCCCCGATATCGAATGCGCCAAGGAATTGTTTATTGGCGGCCATGGTTACTCCTTAGTCATAGCGTACACGGCGAGGTTTAGGTTTCATAACGATATAGAGGGATTGTCCCTGGATGAGGACCTCCGTTACCGTGTTCAACCAGGTAAGCCGCCAGACGTCACGGTAGACGGTGCGAAATATGTCGTATATCTGCATCACTACCGTGATAGTTATCTCATCGCAGTCAAGGTGCTCTACTTCCATCAATGAACGCTTGATAGCATCCCTGGTACCAGTGGGTGCATTACATGCGGCATGGATTAGAGCTTCCCAGTTCTCCCGACGGATGTATTTCAACGTCCGCTGGAAGCTCTGGGCCATTGGCAGGATATGCACCACTGGTTTCATAGCACCTTCCCGATCACACTGTAGATGACCAGTAATGTATCGCCAGGGACAATCATCATCTCGATGAAGGTCTTCCAACGATCACGGTTAATGCACATGGACTTCTCAATGTCAGCGATAACAAAGGCAGCGATGTCGGCATTATACCACGCTGGATGCTCGTGGGCTGGATGCTCGAGGTGGTCGAGGATAGCATCTGCCGTCTCCTCGCGTGCCTGTGCCATTAATGACTCCGGCGGTGTATCCGGATGTACTACCTGCAGATGCTCGAGGCAACTGTTGACCAGATAGCACAGTGAGTTCGTGCGAAACATGTGCACGGCACCGGCCTGACTAGTGGGGTCGTTTGCGGGTACCCCCTTGTGAATGAATTCTTCCATTCTCGGTTCTCTCTTCTAATACCAGGTCCCGGCCATTGGCCATGAGCATCCAATTCACGATATATCCATCGATGTTGTTGTAAAAGAGCTGACGCGACATGATTAACGAAGCTTCCGTAACGAACTCATGCACCATGTCCATGAACACGCTCTGCTCGAGGCATTCACGCACAATAATGACACCCGCTAGCGAGCCGGTGTGCAGCACTCCATTACGTTGGGCGGTATAGATGACCTCGCCTAACAACAGTTCAGGGTGAACAGCCACATCTGGCGTACTGAACTCAAGTAGAGTTGACAGTATCGCCATCTCCCTGTGGACGTCCAGAATGTGGAGTTTGTTCATCATTATTCGCACCTTGCGCTGAACTCAAGACACATCGACAATGCGCTATAGCCTAATAGCTCAGTCCCGGAGACGTCGAAGTAGAGATGATTACAGTCGAACTCATACTCCCGGTCAATGGCATCGGTTATCACCGGCGACAGGTAACCCCATAACTGGTCGATAGCGCGAAACGACTGGTCGACCATGCGGTTGAATATTTCGGAGTTCAGAGAAGGCCCCTCGCCGTCTTCCGTGAGGTAGTCCTCTACCTCCTCTTCAATGCGTGAAGACAGTAAATCACTGTCATAGTCATCAGACGCAGTTGACATTTGAACGGCGACCAGCTCCGCCACCAACTCGATAGCCCCGTGGATGTTAAACGGGGTACCTGAGAGGTGATGGCGCTCATACGCACGCATGGTCACATTGTCCAGGCCGCGCAGGTCAAATATGGAGACAAAACGGTCTCCGTCTCGTGGATAAAACATGTTCACCCCGTCACTGAGATATGTTGCAACACGAACACGAGCGTCTCATGCTCAATGGTCATGTCACGAATGGTTACGAGCCGCTCACTAAACGGCGTCTGGTGCTCCTGAAGTGGAGCATGGAAATGTCGCTGCGCAGCCTGAAACAATGCTACGTAGCGTTCAACCTCCTCGGCGTAGTCCAGGTACGATAAACCGCGTTGTGCGATGACGTCATGGATATATGCCGTGGGGTCATGGGTGAATATAGCGCTGATGGCCACGTTCAACGCTCGCGTGCGCTCGTGGCAACCAAACCGCGATTCCACAATACGCCTAACGAGACTCGGGTAGGTCAATACCACCAATGTCTCTTTCACACTAGGCACTTTGCATCCCATCCCTTACAGTAATTACATAATCGCGATGCCTGAGGGTAATCAACGTGTTGGCCCATTGATGGACTTCAACCCAGTCGATAACCAGCTCTGACTGTTGCTCAAGGTCTAATCTAATTACGTAATATATATCTCGAAAAATTCTAATCAGTTCGTTCCAGCGCGGTTCCCATTCCGGATAGTTACAGCAGAACGAGTCCACGTAGTCCTCGAGCAAACCAACGTCGCCTTCGAGTAAAACATCCCAGACATGCTCCATTACAGTTTCCTGCATGGTTCTCGACATTTCGAGCTTATCCAGGATACGACGCAGGCGCTCGGAGATAGGTACAATGAAGACGATACAGTCGAGATCCAACATCTCGGGGATGCTCAACTCTCGTCGACCAGATAGGGCTTGAACCCGATTGATGCTATCCACCATGAGCTATGAATCTCCATGTCACGTACATAGGGTATCATACCCTCGGTCGTCATATCCTCAATACGCGTGATGTCCGACCCGATTACCATTTCCAGCGCCACTATCAGATGACTGAACACGTAGCAGTTGGTGCGAAAGTCATCAGGGGTGTCAGAATAACGAATGACAATGTCATCAAACACCTCCTCGTACTCCCTTACCGCGATGGCAATGTTCAGGGCATCTGATAAACGTTCCAGACGTGAGCGATACTCACGATACATGGACAGCTGATAACGAATGCGTTCCGACATGGGGGCGATAATGATGATAGGTTCATCGACTCTCATGGTCTCGCCTCACTACGACGAAGCTATTGCCCAGTGCGTCTACTACTGCACGATAGCGGTGGATGTTCTCAATGATATCCTCTCCTATATCACCGGCGATGTCTCGTATCAATTCTGCCCCACGTATAATCTCAACAAATGCTTTACTTCTCACCGCATCCGGGACCTCAAGAGACTGGTCATAACCACCGCGGGTATTAACGTACAGGTCGAAATAGGTATCCTCTACGTACTCCTCGATGTATTCCCGTGCGAACTCATGGTGCGCAGGGTCTGGGTAAAGCATAGTTGCCGCATAGAGCAGCGCCAGGCGCGGGTAGACCCGCGACCCGACGTAAGATTCCCTTCCTAAGTCTGTGAATTTACGAATCCTTAACGCGAATGGGTAGATGTGGACTCTGTCCATTGTGGTCTCCCGTAAAGGACGATGTCGACCTGACGCCAGTTGAGCCAGTCCCATTCTGGACACTCTCTGAACCGGTCGACGTGAGGTGATACGTGACGTGTGACGCGGGCGAGTATCTCGCGTAACGTCTCCGTGGACTTATCCACCGTCGTATCATCATAGATGGCCATGGTAGTAATCCACTTCTCGATCGTGCGGTACTCATGGCCGAAGTTACGCATCAGCGCGCAGTTAATAAAATCAGCGAAGAACCCGTTGAGTCCGGTATCGTACGCGAACTCGGGGTGACGCCTCTCAACGTACCCCTCAACCGAGTAGCGCAGGTTGTTGACAGGAACAATGGTGACGACGTTGTCAAAACGCGGTCGTCTAGTAGTACGCTTCATCCTCGTCTTCATCCTTCCGGTTCTCCATCAGGTCTGCCATGTACACATAAGAGCGGTGGTCGTACATTTCAATTTCCAGTGACGTACGGCGCACTATGGATATCATTGGCTCCCACCAATGCCAGATAAGTTCACTGTCCGCCAGACGGATTTCAATTTTTCCGCGAATCTCATGGAGCAGGTCGTCCAGGCCACGAGAGTAGAGCAAGTCAGTGTCGTCAGGTCGGTTACCACGGTCACCTGGATGGATATAACCACGCACGATGCTCTGTACGTAATCCTCAATGGACATCTCTGTCCAGTCAAACTTCGAGTCCATGTGCAAGACGTTATACGTGATGCGCAGGATGAGTTCCATCACGTCTCTGTCGGTGAATCTCCGCCCCAACCACTCAGTCGACAACCAGTTCATCTCACTGTAGTCGTTGAGCTTTGCGAAGAACATTTGAAATATACCTTCCATGCTAACAATCTCAGACCGCACAATGTCATTGTGGGTTACTGAGTAAGGCATCGTTCTACTAATAACCTTTCGCATTGTATAATACCAGTGCGGTACCGGTGACCTCTATGTCGTCACATGCGTAGTACCGATTAAGTGGAAAGGGTGTCCATGCGTATTGACGGCAGAACTCGTTCGCTACCTTACGTACGGATATAGGTGTACTGCGGGGGTAGTAACCCTCGATGATGAACTCAGGGTTCAGGGTCGCAAGAATGCAGCACATCAGTTCATGTATCGAGACCTGATACTGCAAGGCTAGTGCTCGCACGCTTGCGACACGCCCTGGTAACTCTAGCGTGTCGCGCATGGTTAACCTACTTGGCCGGATGGCTGTCGCCCAGGTCAATCACGTGAATGTTGTCATCGTGTTGCACTTTGCGATAGTCCATGATGTCCAGGATGAACTGGTCGAATTCCAGGTCGTCTTCTTCCCGCACGCTGATGGCGTAGGAGTCGTGACCGAGGTCGTGATAACCGATGTAATACTTACCGGTTTTCTCTTTCAGTTCCGGGTCGATATCAGATACCTTCAGGTCTTCAATGGCTTCACGTCTGAACGCATTACCGATCACTTCCCCTGAAATGGAGAGGATAACAAACCCGAGTGCTGCTACCACATCCTCTTTCAGTTTCTCGATGTCACGAGGCTCGTCGGTACTCTGCAGCGTGTGGATTTTAGGCAGACCGTCGATGATTCTGTCGAGCTCATCGGTAATCCACTCCGCATCGAAGTCTTCAAGGTCATTACCCACTACCAACACCTGACCCATCTGACGGATGGCTTCAGTATACAGGTAACGAGAGATGGCCTGTAGGGATTCGAACTTGTAGACGTTATGGAGATGTTTCACCATCTCCGGAATCTTACCAATATTGATACGTACCATTTATAGCTCCTAGAAACGTCGTGGTGAGGACATCGGTAAAAAGTGTACTAATCCCCTACAACAATAGAGGATCGCGTTAGAATTAATTACACGCATCCATAAGTGTAATATATAGGTTACCTGAACTTAGGCGTGACCTTGACGACCAGTCGAGACTTGTCGAGCGGTTCAAGTTTGTAGTCGTAATGCCCTGGCGTACAGAGTTCAATGAGGTTCTCGCGGTGATAAGTCCAGGCTTGCATCTGCGAGTTCACAGCAGCGCTCGATGGGGACTTAGTGGGGTCAATCAGACATTCAATCGCCTCAGCCGCAATCGTCAGCCCGAGTTCGTTGGCCTTATCGCCACTTGCCTGCGCGAACACCTGCTCCATCGCCAGGCGCGTTACCACGTCATATTCCAGCGGATAGCGCACTTGACCCGTCTTGCGCAGAATAGCCATCATACTGACCATATCACCGGTATCGACAATAATGACGTCGGTGTAGCTGATATGTGCAGTGCCGCTATATATCGAGTCATACTCCGCCAGGGTCTTTAACGCCAGCGCAGCCCGAGTGAACAGTTTGCCTATATACTCACTCTCCTCATCGTCAACCACTGTTGGATAGCTGACCACGTCCCATCTATTAACGTCCTTGAGTAGACGTAACACCGCGTCATGTTCACGGGGTGGGATGAAGTCCAATATGGTCCTCACCGCTTCAGGTGTACGGAAAGCTTTTATCATGTCCTACTCCTCTGATGTAGCATACTCTCCTGTCTACCCGCGATGGGTAGACAGGAGAGCGGTATGTTTGGTCGATGAGTGAAAAAAGTAGCTGGGTATGCTAAAGGACACACCCAGCCAAATATCCACGTTCCACGTTCTATGTTTTCTGGAAACTTTCATCTCATAATATTAGCACTACTCGTAAGGGTTTAATTTTTCCCCAGTTCGAGCTCAGGGTCAGCAAGCAGTGCTAATGCGGTGGATGGCGCAATTCCATCCAGGATATCAGATACAGCATTGATACCCTCTACCTTGTCAATACTACCGGAGTCGTCGTAGATAAAAATGAAGCTTTGGTCGTCGGGGAGCGCGACTATCTGCCAGGCAACCGTGGGGCGGTCCACTGACCTGATACGCTCAGGTATATCCGCCGACTCACGCAGGACAGTCAATACTTTCTCAACCTCCTGGAGGATAGGGTCATACTCGGATGCCTTCAGGTCACCTTCGTTCGACTCATACGCCTCCACGATTTTCTTAAACGCTTCAGTGCCTGAGTGCACCCAGCCCAGATACATAAAGCGCGGTACCCACGGCTTGCTCCGGTCGTCGCTGATAACAATGGTCATCAACGCTCTCAGTAGTGAGGTCAGGTCTGGGAACAAACCGTGACGCATGAAATGTTTCACGGTCTCCGGGATGGTACGTACGTGTATGAAACGCATTGATTGCTCCTTGGGGCAAAAAAGAATACCGCCCCGAAGGGCGGTAGTTCAGTGTGGCTAACCGATAAGGTTAGTCGTCACCCCAGGCACGGCCGGAGGCGTCGGTCTTCACTTTTGCTAACGCCTGCGCAGGCTGGGTGATGTTCGCGGCGCGCGTACGGAAATCAGTACGAGCAGCGTTCACGCTGTCCAGGATACGGGTCAGGCCATCAGGAGTGATGACGAAGTACAGGTTGTTACCGACTGGCTGCTTGCGAACACCGTGGTAGGTGTGCAGTGCCGGGATGTCGGCAGTGCGAGTGGATTCAGAATCGTACAGGGTCACGATGGAAATTGGGTCTTTGATTTCCAGGGCGACTTCGTAAGATGCGGCGATATCCAGCAGCAGGATACCCGGTGCAACTTTCGGGTTCATCCAGCTCAGGACGTCGCGAGAGTCCAGACGCAGATGGTTACCGGAGTGCAGGATCAGGAAGCTGGCAATGGCGGTGACCATATCGGCATCGACTTCGTTGTTCTGGCTGGTCGGGCCGTTGTCGTCGTAGTACATGATAGCCACTTTACCCTGCTCGCAGGCAACGGCGTTGAAGTTAGCAATCATGTTACGCACGTTGGTCAGTGCCTGCATGTCTTCACGGGAACCGATAGCGAAGAACACGACTTCTTTACCTTCACGCCAGCACGCTTCAGCGTACTGCATGGCAATGGTGTTACCGCTGCCGCCGGACAGGCTGAGGATGAGGATGTTCACTTCAGCCGGTGGGAACTTGGCCACGACGTTTGGCATTGCTGCCACGATTTTGTCGTAGTTGAACTGCGGGATTTTACCGGACCCGTCGCAGTTAGGAATCAGGTACACGTTATCGCGCGGTTGGCCAGGTGCCAGATCGGATGCAGAAGTATCGATGTAGAAAGGAGTGTACTCAGCGCCTGCGATAGGTTGCTTGCGCAGCAGGTTCAGATTCTTGACACCGAAACCACCACAGCCTACTACGTTTACAGATTTTTGCATGAGAGAAAGCCCTTTAGTTTTAATGGAGTGTACTTAGCATAATGACGGCAGTGGACGTGAATTATTAACACGACGACAACCATTCATCAGGATAATATATAATTGAGCGTAATTTGGATTAGCGCAATCACAGATAATGTGACATATACTGAAAACTCAATGGGAGGTTAACATGTCGGTCATCGATAAGGCCATCTCCGATGTCATGCGTGTCATCCCTAGGCAGATACTACAGGTAGCCTTCCTGGGCGACATTGGCATCAAGAGTAAACTGGGGCAGGATATCAAGTGGCATATCCGCAACAAAATCATCGACAACTGGGTACGACCAGACTGTGACCTCATCGGCGCGTATCAGGACAACATCCCACTGGCGGGCTGTGAAGCCACCACGGACGACATGTATCGCATCACGGTCCGTATTCCGAAGTCGTTGACAGGTGGACGCAGCATCATCCAGGCACTGGCGTTGAACTACATCTACAACGTACCGGGCGGGATGGTGAACAACGGCTGGCAGAACAACTCGATGAACATGAACACATCGGGTAACTCGCCGGTCATGAACACCGCAGCACGTATTCTGCGTTCAGCGTCACCTGCGCCTATCCAGTCGACTGCGGCAGTGCAGATGATTGGGGAGAACGTGGTCTTAATCACGGACTACATCGGCTCGATTGCACAGTGTAGTCTGACGTGTCGTCTGAGCCACGACCGCGAGATGACTAACGTCACGCCAGGGGGTGTGAAGCAGTTCTGTAAGCTGGTCATTCTGGCCACCAAAGCCTGGATCTATAACGAGACAGTTATCGACCTCGATATGGGTTATCTGTACAAGGGTATGGAAGTCGGACGGGTACGTGAAATCATTGACTCGTACGCCGACTCGGCAGAGCTGTACTCCGAGTTCCTGGAAGAGTACCGTGGCGTTGGCTTCATGATGGATCCAAATCGGCACTCAACGTGGTTACGAGTACTGGTGAGTGGAAAATCTTAAGCACCCGCAGCTCTTCGTGTGTCCGCTGACTAGATTGGACTGATGCACATCGTAATCGTCACTAGTACCGCAGCTGCATCTGACTGTCCACTTTTTAGGGCGGGGTGCAGCTGCTGCTATCACCGTCAACTTACCAAAAACATCCCCTACTCTCACCCTATCCCGCCTGTCTCTGGTGACCCCGCTGAGTATATCGATCATGTACTCTACGCTGGAACCCTTGTGCCTCTTAAGCAGGGCATACACTTTCCCATACGGGACGTCAAAGTGTTGAGCTAACTCATCTACGGTCCACGTCCTACCTTTCCACTCAACAGATAGTCTACTAAACGGCTTATGGGTCGGTTGATAGAGTCTATTGAGGGAGAACCTGATATCCTCAACTATCTCCTCCAGCATGTACCCACGCTTTAAGAGTCGGTGCACAACCCCTTGCCTTGAACCTAAGTGAGCATCTATTTCATGCGCCATTAGCCTATGTCCGTGAAAATCGTAAAACTTAGTGTTCCTACGGTTAGCCGCCTGCGTTGCTTTGGATGCCCAGCGTACGTTCCCTGGTTCGTAGTTTCCATTGTTGTTGATGCGATCTAACGTGTACCCCGGGGCAGGTCTCGGCCCAACGTATTTGTAGAATTCGGTAAACGAATCTATCCATGGTCCATAAATCGTTATACCTCGGCCGCCGTAGTCGTCGTACGCCGCCATCTTTGGATTCAGGCACCGTTGCTTCATTTCTGACCATGACTTGTATTCAGGGGTCCCGTACATCCCATGCTTTTCCATTGTGCCCTCACTATATTGATTACAATCGACATAGTAATAGGGAAAGTATGTCTCATTTCTGGCAAATCGTAGCAAAAAAAAAAGCCCTGCTCCCTGTAATGGGGAGCAGCGGCTATTTAGTTCAGTGCGACAACTGGGATGCTCGCATAGGCATCACGAGGTTCGTGACCCGGCTCGGGGAACATCTCGCGCATCTGTAGACGGCGTACGTTACCCACGACCTCACTACCCACTACATGGCGGAAATCGGCATAACACGGTTCACCATTGCCCATGTTGCTGAACATGCTGGCCAGTGCCCGGAACCCTTCGGCAACGTTACCGTATTCTTCCGGTGCTACTACGCCATTCAGCTCGAATGCCGCGAGGGGCATATCTGGCTGATTATCTACACCACCTGCGATGATGACCGCTAAGTCCTTGTAGAGATGGAGATGCGAAATATCCAGCATGGGGAAGTTCATCGGGACAGTTGCATACGGCGCGAGAATCGATACGCTGTTGATTTCATTGCCGTCGTCATTCAGCCAAATCTGTGCGGAATCTTCCGGGAGCAGTGGCTGCTGTTCCCCGTTTACGTCCTCCACATAACCAGCGCGTGGACCCATCTTACCGAACAGAGGCTTCACGATGACATAGCCCGCGAACATGTCAAGCTTACAGAGGTCATCGCGCATCAGTTCGAAGTCTGCCTGTGGGAGCCCGGTGGCATTGATGATGAAAAAACCGTTGACTACGCCCGGGTTACTGCAGCTAACCATGATGACCTGCTGACCAACGTGTTCGAAGTAGTTAGATACCACGACCGGCAGCGAGTACACGCGACCTTGAACGTCAATATCAATTGCATTTGTATCAGCATTATACTTAACCATAATTCTAATCTCTTTCAGTAGGAGGTTGGTGCCATATTTAAGATGACTTCGTGTTTAATTACTGCTTGCAGCATAGTCCCCCTACACCCGTGAGGGTGTAGGGGGGAGCTTATGACTGTACGTGATTGTACTCAGGGCCGGACATGAGTTTTCCTCCAATGTTTTTACCGGCCTTGATACCCTCTTCGGTCAGGTTGCGTGTAACGCGAATCCCGAGTTCACGAAGACGGTTGAGGTAGTCAGGAATATCGTCTTTCCGTCCACCCTCGATGTCGACTTTGATGAGCTCACCACCACCTTTCTTCCCGTACGGCACCATGTGATCGATTTCAATCATCACGTTGCGGAAACGGAAGCTATGACGATACTTGACGCTGATGGTGTTCATGAATTTAACCGCTGCGTCGTACTGCTCCTTATCAACAGGAGTCTCAATCTCGACGCACTGACCCTGGGTCATGTCGTTGCCCGGTAACAGGTACTTAGTGCACTGGCTATACTCAGGCGGTTGCCCGGCGCGTGCTGTCATGCGTACACGGTTGGTTATTTCTTGTCCACTGTCGGTTAACGATCTCGTTCTGGCCTGAACGATATACGCAGCCTGATGTGCGCGGGTCTGCAATGCCGCTACTGATGACGCATCAATCAGTAGGAACAGTACAACTTCTGATTCAATGACATTGCTGGCCATGGGGGGTTTATCCTCTTAGGTAAGTTAACCGATTAATCCGACGTGGGGTAAAGTAGCGGTATTACTACGTTACTCAATGATACCGCTGATTTATCCTAAACATTGGGTAGCTGATAGCTGTAGCTGAATGCTGTCAATGTCGCGTGTTCGCGATAGGAGTTTGCGTGGCGGGACATCTCCGCTGAGACGTACGCCTTGAACTCCGAAACGGTACGGGCCTTGTACCCTGTACGCTTAGAGCCTTTCATGAAGAACTTCTTATTTTTACTGGGGTCGATACCCGCTACTTTCCAGGCTGCGCGATTGCCACTGGCTTTGATAACCTTAATGGCTCCTGCGGGTCCGAGTAAGTGTGCCATGTAGGCTTCTTCCCGACTGACCTTACGCCCGAGTTTGTTGCTGAGTATCTGACGGTTCTCCTGCCAGTACATTGCGGTCATCAACAGATTCGCCCGGGCATTTTTCCGTGACGTACCTGGCTTGACGCCGACTTGCTTACCATAACGCTTCACCATGGTATAATACGTGCGGCTAGTCATAGCACCTAAACCACACGCAGAGGTACCTTCCCCATTACAGACTTTGGCGTTGTATCCCGATTCCATCGAGGTCAATGCCACCAGGTCCATCACGGGTACCCCTGTGCGCTCCGCAACTCGGAACGTTAGCTCACCGTACTTCTCCCATCCTGCCGAATTGGCTTGTACCGAAGCATGGGCTACGCCTGCCAGTAAAATCACCGCTGCGCAGCTAAGTTTCAACAAGTTCTTAAGCATTGTGGTAGTCTCCAGCTACTAAAGTTTACAAAAAAATACCTACACACCTGGAAGCGGTGTGTAGGGGCTGAACTACAGCCATTGTCTTATTATTGACTACAAAGGGTCTTTATCAGACCACGGCTTTTCCTCCTACAGGAAAACGTGTACCGAAGTACGTATTTGGCATGTCGACATCATTGAAGGCTACGATGACGTAACCCATGTTGCTGTCGAGGTTTTCAAGTTCGCTGTAATCCCAGCGAATCAAGAACCCAGTAGAACCGATGGCCGCCTGTTGTGCCATGATGCTCAGGGCGTATAACAAATCAGACGGAAGTACCTTGCGCGGGCTGTTATTAGCAGCATCTTGGCGCTCTTTGTTCTCCACGATGTCCCAGCCGCCGCAGATACCGATGGTCGGCTCGCCGCACATCCAGTGCGCCTTAATCTGCTCACCTTGTCCAGTGGTCATGACAGCAAAACCGTCACCACCGTTCAGGGCAATCGAGACTTCCTTAATCTCGGCATGCAGTGCAATCAGTGAGAACATACGAGCGGCCAGGTACGGGTCAACCGCCATGGTCTTCTCGAGCTCACCAAGACTTTCAGCGCAGCGGTACATGTAAATCGCTTCGTTGCAGATGATTTCTGCACCCGTGCCGAAAGGTTGCACAGTACGCATTGACGGCGTGGTCAATGGTGCGGCATCTTCCAGAGGGACTTCATACAACCCGGTGCGCTGATTGAGGACGGCATCGGGATAGCGCATGAACTGGATTTTGTTACTCATTGTTACTCTCCGGCGTGGATAAGAGCGGACAGGTATTTAATGTCCGCGGTGGTCATGTAATTCGGTTCGGTTGGCGATGGGATGTTAAGGGTATATTTACCCACAGTCAGGTTCAGCCCGTTGCTCACGCGGTATACTGCGAACCCAGCGCGCTCAAGCTGACCGGCGAACGTCCAGATAACTTCACCTGTTTTGGTGAACATCACGGAACGCAGGTAGTCGTAAACATCACGATAGATAGAACGGAATGCACGTTCTGCGGAGTCAGCATCGATGATGGAGATATCACTCATCATGTCACGCAGACGGATATTGATGCGGCTACCTTCTTGCATCAAGGTCGCAGCGTCGCCAAAGGACAGGAAGTTGTGACGGGCGTGCAGTTCGTTAGTATTGACAATAGTATTAAGCATAGTGGTATCCTCATCAGAGATGTGCGGTAGATGGCTAATTGGTTATATAGGGTACGCTCACCAGGATAATATATAACTCAAAAGCGATTAGTCACGGACACTGCACAGCGTCTTTTGGTATAGACACAGCTCCATAAATACAGGAGCCCATCGTATATTTACATTCAATGAGGGTTGATGATGTCCAGCATCTCAGAAGTCTTTGAGAGAACTGTTATCCGTAAGGATTTCGGTCAACCTCTCGTGCGCGCGGTGAACCGTTTCTACAACGAGTTTCTGACCCGTCACAATTCATTGGTCGACCATGCGGGATTCTTCGGCAGCGGTTACCTCGGGATTCACACCATCAAATGGCTGCCCTCTGATACCATTACGTTCTGGCAGGATGTTGTTGACGGGGAGATAGAGGAGAGTCGTTCACAGCTATGGGCACTACCGACAGTTATCCCGGAAGGGAAGACCGCCGGTGACCGTGTAGTGGGGTCAGACCCGACTAACCTGGTGATGGTCTGGCTGGTACATAAGGTGCTGACCAACAAAGCGTTACCGGAGCGTGTGGCGCGGCGTTGTGCAGCAGAAATCATGTCCATCATGTACTTCAAGTTCCTGACGTCATTGATGGGTGAGTATTTCTCCTACGGCGCAGACCCGCAGCTGGCGATTCGTTGCTACGAAGCCATGAACTACAAATTCGACCTTAAAGTCTACAAGACCTGGGGTCGACTGATTGAGGCACGTGCCAACGGATTCGTGGTACCGCGTAGCAACCACTGGAAAACGTTCATGGACGGGAAGCCAGATGAGAAAATGATTTACGTGGCAACCGACATGCAGACGCGTGTACGTGTAGGCTTGCTCGCTATCACGTCACTGTACTACAAAGTCCGTGAAGAGAACGACCGTGTGGTCTCCGTCTCCGCCATGTTCGAGTCCGAAGACGGTGCAGAGGTCCGGGATGTCCAGCGTCCTATCTCCGGATACATGCGCTATCTGCAAGACATCATCATTGACCGTAACGGCTTCATCCGTGCAGAGCTGGTGAAAGTCGTGCTGGAGATGAACCCTTCAGCAGATGCCGCAGCCACGGTAGCTACCCTCGAGTATATCTCTGCAACCTACGGCGGGAACAAAGGGGTCAAGCTGCGTCGCTATGTCGATGAGGTACTGGAATGGGCGTTTGCCCTGACCATGGGTAAAGGTATTGTCTTGACCAACCTTGTTGCCGTAGCCGATGCCGTGAAAGGGATGCTGAATGCGTCACTGAACAAATCCCCGGAACTGATGCATATCCGTAAACTCGGTGACCAGCTGGTACGCGATGCGACGGATAAGAAATCAAGCGTCGTCGTCTCCGGTGAGCGTACTGCGGTGGTGTTGTATCTGATATTGCGTAGTCTGACTGAGAACTATTTCAAACGTCACTGACATAAGCCCTTTCCCCTGCCCACTGGGCAGGGGAAAGAGTGACTATGCAACCAGAGATTTGGAATTGACGACGCGATTAGGACTATAACCCATACGCTCGTAGAACCCAGCCACGTGGATGTTATAGACGGCAATCTCGAGCTCTACGCTGGTACAGCCACGTTCACGCAGTATGGCTTCAGCACGCTCAATCATCGCACGACCAATACCGCAATCACGGTATTCAGGCTCCACGTAGACCATCATGATGAACGCGTACGACTCAGTCCCTTCACTGGAGCTCACCAGCCAGGTCGACCCTACCAGACGGTCATCGACACGCGCTGCCACGAAGCCGTAGTTCGCTCCCGCGTACTCACGAATCCCGTCCTCGTCATACACCCGCATCGTCGACTCAGGCGAGAGATTCAGCAGGTACTCACGAAACTGGTTAGTCAGCCCTGCCAGCTGAGCTGCCCATTGGTCCACGCGAGCTGTATCACTCCCGTCAATATATTCCAGTACATAGTCACGCATCGCAACCTCACATTGCTTTTCTCATTGTTACGCGCACAGGCTCAAACCCCAGCAGTTTATAGAGCCGCATTGCGCCTTCGTTGTTAGGGTACACGTTCAGTACAATCCCGCCGTAAGTGTTATCGGTGACGAGTTTATGCATACAGGCAATCATCTCGCGACCGAGTCCATGTCCACGATATCCTTTCGTCACGTAGAAATTGTTCAGGCGAACATCGTTGTCTTCTTCCTGCAAGGTAGCAATCCCAGCTAACTTACCACCGACTACCGCCACCACAAACCACTTCCCTTTACCAACCCATCCCAGTACATCCTGACGGTTCCAGCCCTTCACGCTACCGCGTTCGTGATACAAGGCATTGTGCAAACTGTCTTGCTCACGAATCAGTGCGTTAATCAGCTCGGAAATCTGTCCGGCATACTCGCCCACCATCTCGATGTCATCCAGGTCGAGGAGTTTTACCTCCGCTACCGGATTCAGCGCACGATCTACGACCCTTCCCATTCTGCTATCTCCTCATCGGTTTCCATACTAACCAATGGCAAATCGTTGTTGACGACACGTTCTACGGTGACGAGGCGAGAGAGGTGTTGTGCGATGATACGACGGGCATGAGGGTAGTGCGTGTAATGGGTACTGAGCGCAGTGATAGGAAACTCCAACGCGTCCCGCAGTTTGGAATACTGCATGTAGTAACCATCACGAGCGTTCGCTATCACGTTACCGTACTGGTCCGTCATCTGGACATCGCCTGAACCCAGAACCTCCCCGTTCACCATGGTCATGGATATTTGCAGGAAGCGTTTGGAGAATGCAATCCCATACGCCGTCTCGATACTGCGACGGATACGGTTAACGATTGCATTGGCAGGGCAGTCACAGTAGACCATTGCGTACACGTAGCAGCGACGCATGAAGCGTACGAACACCAGACCGTGCAGGTGTGACCCTTTCGGCGTGGAGTCGTAGAGCTTAATGATGGCACGTTGCTGAATGTGCAGCGAGTAGATGTACAGGCTGTGATTGTGGGCACTAAAGCCCCGACCGCTGAAGCCATAGCGGCGATGCAGTGTATCGAGGTTACCCGAGAGCGTCAGGTGATTACGGTAATCGTGACGCAGCTGTCGCGTTAACTGCTCCAGGCCACGGCGATGACCTTTAACACTCTCGGTCACGGGTTCGAACTGGAATTCATTCAGCGGCTTACGTGACCAGTACCAGGGTCCCTTCCGGTGGTTCAGGTAGACGCCAGTGTTATCAATACTGAAGCTACAGTCCGGACGGAACTCCCAGTGTCGGATGTCGATTTCACGTGACCGTAATGCCGCCACTGTCATCTCCACCAGTTTCACCCGTGCCAGCGTATTGTTGTCCATGAATTCCACGAGATAACGTGACCAGACCCCGTCGAGCTGATAGATGAGGTAATTCAGGTTATCGGTTAACAGCTGGTGATGCAAGCGCGCGACGAGCACGCTTTTGTAATACACGCTCCAGCCATCCGGCGACCGGAGCATCTGTAGTCCTGTACGTGCCATAAATGCTCCTGTCTGACCGTAGGGTTATTGGCGTTGGTACTGTCGGCGCTTACGTTCGTTTATTTCCTCAATCAACTGGGAGATGTTCATTCCCTGTACGCCGTAGGACTCGAGCTCTTCATGCAGGTTCTCCAGACGAGACTGATATTTCTGCACGAGCATAGGGTTATCAGTACGTTGTAGAATTTCAATGCAATCGTCCACCTGACTGTTCAGTGCGTCGATCATGTCCTGACGAGCTTCTTCCTCCGGTGAGTCTGGGCTATCAGACACCACCCGCGACATCAACAGACTGCGGTCGATACCGTAATAGTGCAGGTTACGGCCGTAGACCAGCAGGTAGACACCGAGCAACCAGGCGATGACGGTATCATCGTGGCCATCTGCCGGGTGGTCGATACGATCTCCCTTCTTCTCGAGGCTCAGTAACTCGGCAATCAGCTGCGAGTCACGTACGCAGTGCCCAGCCTTAGTCGCAGCGATTTTCAGGATGACGTTATAGAGCGTCTTACGGGTAGTCGCCCCAGTACAGAACCCGAACTTCGTCTTACGACTGATGTAGAAGGCATCATCACGGGCACCCAGTGAGTTACGGATTTCCATGAACGGAGCCACGTTAGACTCACCCTCATCCACGATGGTGTTGTAGATGCGAGTGAACGGGTCAACCCCGACTGCGTGTAAACGGATGCAGAGGTAGTCGATGAACGTCTGGCCGGTAGACTTACGTTCCGGGATGAGTACCGACCGACGGTATTTCATCAGAATCTCAAACAGGAAGTCCCCATAGCGCGGCAGTAACACCTCGTTCACCACAGCCACCCCTAATACCTCAAGCGTGGTGTAGTCGGTGAACACCAGTGACAGGCCATCGTTACCGCCACCTTCTGAGGTATCCGACCCAATGACGAAGGTCAGCTCTGCAGCACGGCGGTTAACCTCTTCCATCGGCAGGTACCAGTGGACGATAAACCCGTGGGTGAATGGCTCGGTATACACCACGTCACGTTTAGACCGGGTAAAGCGTTCTTTGGTTGCCTGGTCGAAGACGTTGGAACTCCCACCTGTTGGCCAGATGTTGAAGTAGTCCATGTCTGCATCCATACCCTCCGCACCGGATTTCACCATGTTATCATAGTGCTTCTGGTCGGTTACCCCTACCTGGGTGTGGGAGAATGTCCCTTGCACAATCACCATACGACTTTCCGCACGACGGTTGGCTTTCACCAGACGGACGACTTCCTCGCGGTCTTTGGCGTCGTAGAAGTTATCCGCCCAACGTGCGGCATCGGAATAAATCCCGTAAGCGAACTTCCCGTCACGGTTATCCTGACGTCCAGCTGTTGTGGTGATGAAAATCCCGTACGGTTCACCGATAGCCTCTGCTTGCTCGTGCACGGCGTTGGTAGATGCCACGCCTGACTGATAAGCGATTTTGTTCTGGCGAATGTACGGGAATTCGTCCCACTGCTGGGTAATTGTGGATGCTCCACGGCCTACACGGTACGCCCCGGCCTCATCCGCTGCCCCTACCAGTAAACGCACACGGTTGTTACGGGCATTGTAGGTCACCAGCTCACCGGTCATGGAGTCCAGGCGGTTTAACGCGATAAACCATGGCGGTAGATATTCTTTCACATCACGCAGACGTT